ATTTTCAACTGTAACATATAAATTAGTATAAGTTTGATTGATTGATGAAATAACTGTGGATGCTCCGGATGCTGTTGTTGTAGATAATAAAGTTAAACCACCAGCAGCAAGCGCATCCCATTTTAAACCGCTTGCAGTTGAACTATCAACTTGTAAAACATGCCCATTTGTTACGCCAACTGCTAATCTTGCAGCTGTATCGGCAGCAGTTCCAACAATTAAATCACCTTTGGCATCAATAATTGTTTTGTTGATTGCTGCACCTGCATTAGTAAATACTGTGCTGTCAATTGCAGTTCCAAGTGAACGGATCGCTGCTGCACCATCTTTGACCAGCGCGGTATCGTCTGGAGTGCTCCAGCTGTAATTAGTAGTGGTTGCCATTTTATCCTTTTCCTATGCGACTATTGTAGCGTACTCCCAAGTCAAACTTGGGTCTATTGTGTTCCAAGCCTCTGTTATTGGCGTGGTATTCCAACGCATCGCCACTTGGCTAAATGCGACTGGAGAAACATTGATTGTGAGAAACAGTTCATTGAACCGAGTGCTCCATGACCAGCCCTCAACATAACCTTCAAAATCTCCACCTGATATTTGGTTAGGTAGGTTTTGAATATGAACTGGCATTCCCATAAATACAGCTAAAAGATCATCCCGATCTGCGTTATCAATTTCTGAGTTAGTAATTGGGAATGTGATCGATTGGAATGCTGGGACTGGATAAGCTCTTTGGGCTATGTATCTATCGGCAATAGCCTGAGCATCGGTCGCGCCATGAACCCTAGAGTTGATCGTTTCAGCTTTGTAGCCATATAAGGCAATTGAAGCTACATCTGTGGCATCAACCTGTGAATTGTAATTGTTGCCATAATTAATATAAATATCATTACGAACATCTGCTGATCGCATAATTGTAGATAAGCCAGCACCTAACGCATGGCGAGCATCTAGTTCAACATAACCATTGACTAACAGATAATTCTGCCTATGGTCTGCATCTGCATAACCTATGTTTCCGGTATTGTCCTCATAAATATATCCAAAGGCTGAAGTTGCAATATCTGAAATAACATTGTAGATCGTGTGAGTAACATTTGATTGAGAACTCATGGTGTAAAGACCAGGCTGATCTATTTCGCCAAGTCCTAGATTGACTGCATTTGCCCATGTTTCGGTTGCATCATAAGTTGACCATTGAGAAGCTGCTGGCACATCATTCCAAGTGCCAAGCAATACGCTTGAAAGAATCTCATAGATTTGGTTGCCATCTTCATCTTGCGAAATGTTGTCATTAAAGATTTCTTTGGTTAATCTAGCAAGTGAACCCATAGCCAAAAGCGTGTATTGGACAACTGTGGCTGCTGCACCTGTTTGTAAAATTCCTACTGTAACATCTGTTAAATCTCCACCAAATAATGAAACATAAGATCCAGCTGAGTCTTTAACTTGCAAATCAAAAGAATCATTGATGTCAAATGGAAGTGTTTGGTTATTTAATGCAACCAGCGTGACTTGCATATATGAAGGAAGTGCTTGTTGGTAGATGTCAGATCGACCTGCTTGATGTTGGACATCTGAAATGGTGATGTTAGTATAATCAACCCCACCGACAGTTAATTTCCAGTCTGGTGTAAATTGTGACATTAATTGACTCTATCTCGTAACGCGGTTACCGATCTAGCTGCTTGGCTATTAAGTTGATTTGCCACAGCTCTAGCAGTTCCCTCTGGATCTATTGCACCTGAAACATTGATAACTATATTTGGATTGGCTGCTAATGTATTACCTTGCTTTTCCAATACTTTAAATTGTGCTTGAAGTGCATCAAATTGTTTTTGTGCAGCTGATTTAGAAATTCCACCTGTTGCAACTTGGAATGTCAAATCTGTAAATTGATCTTGAACTCTAATTAACTTATCTGCTAAATCTTTTAGGCTAGTTGCTGCTTGAGTGCTAACACCGCCACCACCTGCACCACCACCTGCACCACCACCTGCACCACCACCTGCTCCGCCACCCGCACCAAAACCACCGCCACCGCCACCGCCACCAAGACCGGTCGGCAAACCAAATTGTGGGTTTCCTGTGCCATAAGTAAATGTTGAACCACCTGCACCAGTTTCATCAGCTCCAGCAGCAAATTGGCTTAAGCCATAAGTTGCAGCCACAGCTGTTAATGCCAAAGCAGCCGCACCAACGGAAGTTCCTCCAGTTGCAAATGCAGTTGCCACAGCTGCACCAGCAGCAGCAGTTCTTAATGTTTTCATAGCTGTAACTAATGTGCCAATAGCAGTAACGAATGCAACTATTTTATTAGCCACAAATACTCCAGCGATTACTGAGCCTAATACAATCAACTCATCTTTGATACTTACAACAAATTGAAGGGTTGATCTTAATTGTTCACCAAATCTAAATGCTGCTTCCGTAGCCTTAGTGATTTCAGATGTAACTGAATTATCACCTGTTAATCCAGATATAAATGCTTGAATGTTGGGAACTACTCTTTGAATTAGATAATCAGCAAACTTGATAAAGATAGGCAGTAATGCAGCTCCTATTTGTTCCCTTGCCTCATCCATAGCAATTGTTAATTGTCTAAATTTAAATTCAGCGTTAGTAGATTCGTTGGCAATAAACCCGCCATAGGTAGTTTTTAACTCTTTAGTAATATCATCAAATGATTTAGTTTTTAAGGTTGCAGCATCTATTCCTAGACCTAACTTACCTAATGCAGTATTTGACCCATCATAGGCTCTACCTAATGCGTTTGTAACTGTTTCTAATGGCTTACCAGTTGCCACGCTAATTTCTTGAGCAAGGCTTAAAAGTTCCTGAGCTTTAGTAACATCTTGAGTAGAACGGATCAACCGAGATAGGGCTGGCCTTAAAACATCATCGGTGGTAGCAGTTGCAATTGCTTGCTTAGTAATATAAACATCAATTGATCTGATCTGTTCCTCAGTAGCCCTAGTATTGGCTCTAATTGTCTGCTCAAGGGATTTTCTAGCCTTCTCATCCTCAGCAGCAGCTTTAACAGCTGAAACACCAAATGCAATAGCAGCAGCTCCGGCAGCAGCAAATGCCAACGCAGCTTTTTTTCCAAAATCTTTTATTTGATCTGCTGATTTATTTACTACTTTTTCAGCATCATTTAAACCTTTTTTTAGGTTATCAATATCAGCTGCTAAAGCAAGCGTTAAAGTTCTGCTACTACTAGCCATCAGCAAACTCTTTTCTAATCTCTAAAATGATTTCTTCAAACTCTTTAATTAACTCTGGTTGCATGTGTCTTAATGTTGGATAGATAAACCAACCGCGAGATCCAGGTCCTTTAGGCATCGGGCCAGACCATCTTGGGAATTGTGGGTATTGACTAGATCCAAATTCAGCAGCAGCTCCAATACCTTTACGATTACCTTTAGCATCGTTTCTAGTATTAAATTGAGTTGTTGCACCACCTGAAAACTTTTGACCAGCAAACCCAAATTGGATCTCACCTAATAAGGATGATGCTTTTGCTTTACCACCTTGAGCAACACGATCTGCAACTTTGCCTCTAGATGATGCAACGCGCCTAATCTCTGTTAGTTCTCGCTGAACTAAAACTTGAACTCTTTTCTTAGTTTCAGCAATAGCAACATCATTCATGTTACGCAAAACTTTAGCAATCTTATTTAATTCTTTTTTATCATAGAATATCGATGGATCGGTGCTAACTGCCATTCCGTTCCTCCAATATCTCGATTGCTGTAATTATGTCGTCTGCATCAACCCATTCGCTCATTGGTATTTGAGTTGCTATTGCTAGCTGAACCAATAACCGGCTTAGGCTTCCTTCTCTGTGGCTTTTGGGTTTGCATCACCGACTTGAACATCGGTTACAGTTTCGCACCATGTTTCATAAGGTTTAACTGCTTTACCAGCAGCTTCTCTCCTATGTGCATGATAAGCCAAAAACATAAGATCACTTATGCCCATCTTTTCAGATGCTTGACCGATTATGTTCCCAGTCTTTTGTTCCCATTTTTGCCACTCAGGCGGTTGGGCTACATAAGTAACTTCCTCGCCTGAGTTATATGAAATTGTAATTGGTAGTTTCATTAGTTGCTCCCGTTTCTAATTGTTAAGCGAAGTTTTCTGCTGGCACTCCGATTACTTGGAATGTCAAAGATACAGTCTGTGCATCTGGTGCAGTTCCACCAGCTGAAGGCCACATTGGCAATACTTGGAAAGTAAATACTGCGCCTGATGTAGCTGTGAAAACTGTGCTAATTGCTGTGTCTGGTGCTGACTCTGCAACGCCCCATAGGATCTCACAAAGCGATCCGGTTGCGCCCCAGTCGGCTAGCATCTCTACTGCTAGAGTAAAGTTGTTATCGATAACTTTGAAAGCCTTGCCATCTAAAGTTTCGTAAGTTTGGCGATTCATTTCGCCAGTTAAAACTGCACTTGTTGCTTGAGCATCGAAAGTGTTACCACCGATTGTGAAGGTAACATCTCTGCCCGTAATTACTGTGGTAGGCACTTGAACTCCTTAAGTTGTTTGTTGA